ATACAAAGCAAGCCAAAATGAGAGAAGTTCTTACCGAGTACGTTAACAATCAAACTAAGGAAACATCATGATTCAATTAGCAACAATACCAAAAGCAACCAAGTCAGCACAAATCCGTGACTACGTAGCCGCAAACCCAAAAGCTAAGTCAGCAGACGTAGCCGAGGCGGTAGGCGTAACTCCTGCGTATGTAGCCACAGTAATGTGGAACGCAAAAAAGAAAGCCAAGGTAGTGAAGAAGGCGAAGAAAACTAACTGGAAAGACTTTGGCATATTTACGTCTGATACTTCATTCTACGGAGATACACCTAGCCCACATGCACAACGTATAGTGGAATTGACCGGTGCGATAGCCGACAACATTAACCTGAACAAAGCCATGCAAGTAGAAATGTTTGAATCAAAAGCCGACCCGGTCAACAACCCTGCTCATTACACAGTAGGTGGAATAGAGACGATCGACTTCATCGAAGCTAAGAAGCTCGGGTACAACCTCGGCAATGTGATTAAGTATCTGACTCGTGCCGACCACAAAGGCAACAAGATGGAAGACTTGCGCAAAGCACAGTGGTATCTAGCACGCGAGATCAATTCGCTCAAGTGACACCTAACATTTGTTAGAACTAAGCCCGCCTAGTGCGGGCTTTTTTTCGTCTACACTATTGACAAAGTAAAAAGTTGTGTTATTATTCAGTTTGAAAACAACTGGAGTGTTAGATGGCAACCACACCCGAAGCCAAGGTCAAAGCAAAGATCAAGGCAATCCTCAAAGCCCACAACGTATACTACGCCATGCCTATCGGTACTGGCTACGGCAACAGTGGCGTCCCCGACTTCTTGTGTTGCGTGAATGGCAAGTTCCTAGCGATCGAAGCCAAGGCGGGTAAAGGTAAGACTACCGCATTACAAGACAAAAACATCAAACAAATTATTGCGTCGGGCGGGTTGGCTATTGTGGTCAACGAAGACAACATTGAGGAGTTGGAATCTCTACTGAAGCATGTGTTAAGGGGCGGCAAGTGAATATATTAACGATCGACTTCGAGACATATTATTCCCGTGAGTTCTCCCTAACAAAAGTTACCACTGAGGAATACGTTCGTAGCCCACAGTTTGAGACTATTGGCGTAGCGGTACAGGTAGACGATGGTGAGCCCGAGTGGTTTAGTGGCGATGGTGAAGCCATGCACCAGTTCCTCAAGAAGTTTGATTGGGCGAACTCTTTGGCGTTAGCGCACAACGCCCCGTTCGATGGCGCAATTTTGAAGTGGGTCTACGGACTCAGCCCCAAAGGTTGGCTTGATACTTTGTCTATGGGTAGAGCCTTGCATGGTACGCAAGTAGGCGGTAGCCTGAAGGTGCTGTCAAACTTCTACGGGCTTGGCGAGAAGGGTACAGAGGTTGAGAACGCATTAGGTTTGCATCGTGCCGACTTCAGCCCCTCGCAGTTAGAGCGTTATGGTGATTACTGTAAGAACGACGTTACTCTTACGTGGGAATTGTTTAATGCAATGAGCAAGGGCTTCCCGCTTATTGAGTTGCGCCTGATTGATTTGACTGTGCGCATGTTCACTGAACCCGTGTTGCAGTTAGATGCAAGACTTCTAAGAGACCACTTGATGTGGGAGAAGCAACGCAAGCACGAACTGCTTGAGAACTTCGACAAAGATGATTTGATGAGCAACAACAAGTTTGCGGTTATCTTAGAAGGCTATGGTGTATCACCACCGATGAAGACGAGCCCCACGACAGGCAAGCAGACCTATGCGTTCTCTAAGACAGACGAAGCGTTCAAAGATTTGCTTGAGCATGAGAACCCACAAGTTCAAACTTTAGTGGCAGCGAGATTGGGTACTAAGTCTACGATAGAAGAGACAAGGACTGAAAGATTTCTTGGTATCGCCGAGCGTGGCTCATTGCCTGTACCCCTACGCTACTATGCCGCCCACACCGGAAGATGGGGCGGGGATGACAAATTAAATCTGCAAAACCTACAACGCACATCTCCGCTGAAGAAGGCAATCATTGCCCCGGACGGATACATGATGATCGATTCAGATTCATCACAAATTGAAGCACGTACGCTCGCATGGCTTGCGGAACAGAATGACTTAGTTGACGCATTTGATAGGGGCGAAGATGTATACAAAATCATGGCATCTGCTATCTATGGCAAGGACGTCACGGAGATTACAAAGGACGAGAGATTCGTTGGTAAGACCACTATCCTTGGTTGTGGGTATGGCATGGGGGCGAAAAAGTTCCAAGCGCAACTCAAGAACTTTAATGTGGCGATTGAATTGGATGAAGCAACACGGATTATCGACACGTACCGCACCACGTATCCGAAGATTACTGAGCTATGGAAATCTGCGGCGTCAGCCCTCAAAGCTGTATTACAGAATCAGCAGACCACGTTAGGCCGAGATGGTATCTTGAAGATAGACGGCAACGATGGCATCCTACTGCCTAATGGTTTATACCTACGCTACCCCAACCTACGTATAGTAGAGAACGATGAAGGGAAATCCGAGCTGGTATACGACACCAAGAAGGGCAAAGCAATAATCCCGACACGCATATATGGTGGTAAGGTAATTGAGAACGTATGCCAAGCGTTAGCCCGCATCGTGATCGGTGAGCAGATGCTATTGGTTGCTAAGAAGTACCGAGTAGTGATGACTGTGCATGATGCCATTGCTTGCATTGCGCCGACTGAACAAGTTGAAGCCGCTAAAGAATACGTTGAGATGTGCATGCGCACCCGCCCGGATTGGGGCATGGAGCTACCTTTGAACTGTGAGGCAGGGTACGGAGAGAGTTATGGAGCATGCTGAAAATGGGATGCGCATACTGTGGAAGTACATCAACAAGAAGACAAGAGACGTTCACTTCTCGTGGGAGCGTTGGAGTAGAGGCGACGCCTACGGATTTTGGGAATTCAGATTACCACCTAAACAGGAGTAACACATGGACGAGGAACTGAGAGCTTATCAAAAGGCGTACCGAGAGGCCAATAAAGAAGCGCTAAAAGAAAAGCGTCGAGTTTACTTGGAAGCCAACAGGGAAAAGGTTAGGGAAAGACAACGAGAGTACGCAAAAGTTTACGCAAAAAAAGTAAAGGCCTCTAAGACCGAAGCTGAACTTGAGGCCGAGAGAGAACGCAAAAAAGCGTACTACTTAGCTACCAAAGAAATACAAGCACCGAAACGGAAAGCGTATCGGGAAGCTAACAAAGAAAAAATAAGGGCGCAGAACAAAGCTTGGGAAGATGCCAATAAAGAATACTTACGTGAGTACAAAAAGAAGTGGGAGGAGGCTAATAAAGAATACGTGCTTGCACGTGCCAAAAGATACCACGAAGCTAACAAGGAGGTAAGGAACGCGAGACGGCAGGCTAACCGCGAAGCTAACTTAGAACGCGAGCTAGCAAGGAACAGAGCTTGGTATGCGGCTAACAAAGACAAAGTGAAAGCATACGAAGAAGCCAACAAAGAAAAGATAGCCAAACAGAGGAGGGCATACGAAGAAGCTAACAAGGAGAAAATAAACGCACGCAGAGCAGAGCATCGCAAAGCGCATCCCGAAAAGTATCGGGATAAATCCAAACGACGACATGCTAGAGCACCGGATTCATATATCCAAAGGCTTTACAAACTACCGGACTCGCCTGAACTAATTGAAGCGGCGAGACTTAGACTTTTTATTAAACGCAAACTATGGGAGCTTAAAGATGAAACACATCAGTGAATTAACAACAGAACTATCTGCATTGTATGAAGGACTCAAGACCGGTGCGATAGACGTAAAGGTTGCCACAGAGATGAACAACACAGCGGGTAAGATCATTAACGCTCAGCGCGTACAGCTAGAGTATGCAGACCTACGCAAAGAGCAACCCGACATTGATTTCATGAAAACCAAAGCTAAGCCGAAGGCTAAGGAGGAAGTATGAGCAATAAACAAATACCCGCATTTCCGCTTGAAAATATTCCATACCATGGCGGCATGACCCTACGTGACTACTTTGCGGCTAAAGCTCTACCGCTTGTAATGCAAATGAGAACGGATGATTACAACAAAGAAATGGGTAAAGATTGGAATTGGGACATTGGAGAAGACGCTGAAGACATTGCAAAGCTAACCTACAGACTCGCCGACGCCATGTTAGAAGCGAGGGAAGAATGACTTGGCCTTTCCCGCCATTCCCAAACCCCAAGGACACGGGCAACCGAGTACCTAAATTTAACCCTGACAATCACGAGGACACACCACTATGATTATCAAACGCAACATGGCTGTGGATAGCCTGACACGAGTATGTGAGGAAAGTCTAGCGCTCATCAAGCAACTGATTGATGCCGACAACGAAGTGTATGCCAAAGGGGTTGAGGATGGCATGGCGGCTCAGGCTGATGTGCAAAAGACTTTAAGACCTTGGGTTGGGCTTACGGATGAGGAGATAGAAGGCGCTATTGACGATGGCTTTGCATTTGGTCTTAGTGATGGCAACATGTCAAACGAGTATGTGATTCGGTACGTCCGAGTCATTGAAGCCAAACTCAAGGAGAAGAATACATGAACGTTACAATTTACGTAAGAAGTAACTGCCCAAACTGCGTAACAGCAAAGCAACTGTTAACAGTTAAGAACATCCCATACAACGAAGTAGACATAGAGTTTGGAGACAGGCTTGCCAACTTTCTTAAAGAGTTTCCCGATGCTAGGCAGATGCCACAAATTTTTATCAACGACCAACGAGTCGGTGGTCTTTTAGGATTACGCGCTGCGTTAAAAAAGTTAGGGGTACTAGGCGATGATTAAGTACGACGGCTACAATGAAGCCATTATCGGGCCCGCATACATTTGGCGTGACAGTACCCACGTATCTGTATTAGTATATGACGCGGAGAAAATACGGGATATTCTCATGAAGCGTGACGGCATGTCGCACGAAGACGCACGTGAGTTTATTGAATACAACATCGAGGGCGGCTACTTAGGGATTGAAACACCTGTGCTAGTTTGGTCTAACGATATATGGGATTGGGAAGAGTAATGAGTATTGTTTGGTCATTCAGTAGCCTGAAAACATTTCAACAGTGTCCTAAGAAGTACTACCATACCAAGATAGCGCGGGACGTTGTTGAACCTGATACACAGGCAACACTGTATGGCAAGACGGCGCATACCATAGCCGAGGAATACATTCGAGACGGAACCCCGATCCCTCCGCAGTTTGCGTATATGCAAGCTACCCTAGACGTCTTAAAAGAGATCCCCGGAGAGAAGTTATGCGAAGTAAAACTTGGGTTGACAAAGGATTTAGAAAGTTGCGATTTCGATGCACCCAATGTGTGGTGGCATGGGATAGCCGATTTGGTGGTTATCAATCGGGAGACTGGGACGGCTCACTCGGTCGATTACAAGACAAGCAAGAGTGCGAGATATGCGGATGTGAAGCAACTCGATCTCGTGGCCTGTGGCCTATTCGCGAAGTTTCCGGAAATCCGGAGGGTGAGGTCTGCTCTCCTTTTCGTGGTGAGCAAAGAGTTTGTGAAAGCTGAACACCATGCCGAGATG